GACCGACCCCGAAGTGCCGAGGAGGGTGCCGTCCGATGGGCTAGATGGCGCCGTGCTTTTGCCGCGCAAATTGAAGGTGATGCTGTTGGTCGTCCAGCCGGGATAGTTCCCGCCGCCTTCTACGGTATACGAATAGATGAAACCGAGGTCTGATGAGGGGTAGATCACTGCGGACGAAATGACCTGCGCCGAGGCGCCGCTGTAATTCTGCCCGACGTAGTGATCGAACGTGCCGCCGCCAAAGGTGACAATGTTGAAAGTGAGGGCCGAGCATGCGGTGTTGACCTGCACCGTGAGGCCGTCGAACGAGGCGTTCAGACCGCCGTTCTGGGTCATGTCCCCGATGTGGACCGCGCCGGCGAGCGACTGGCTGATCTGGTTCGAGACCGAGGTGATCTTGCCCCACGTCCACACCGCGGCGCCCTGGGGCGTCAGGGTCCAATTCACCGTGTCGAGGCCCGGCTGCTTGCCGGTAGAAGCTTGCAGGGCGGTCCAATAGGTCGTCTGCCCCGGCAGTCCACTCGGATTGTAGGCCACCACGTTGCCGGTCGTGTAGCCCGTGCCGGCGGCCCACAGCTGCGGCTCGGAGAACAGGCGCACCAGCCGGCCGACGTCGGTACCGAGGAATCCGGCGCCGTTGTTGATGGCGGCACCGGCGCTCGCGGCCGCCCAGGCGCTTGGCGATGACACCGGCGTGTTCCCGACGTTCTGGTCGACCAGCGACACGTAGTTGACCGACGACGAGGTGACGAAGGTTCCCGCCGCGTAGGCCTGCGTGTTCGAGTAGGCCGGAAAGTTCAGGGTGAGCGTGACCAGCCCGGACAGGCCGCTCGGGGTGACCTGCACGCCGTTGGTGAAGGGATCGAGATAGGGTCCATCATTGAAGACGGCAGCATTGAGCGCCAGAGTCGCGAACATGCCGCCAGCAGGTGGCGTCGACACCGTGAGCGCCTGCGGGGCGATCGTCGGCTGCAGCAGGAATGAAACCGTTTCGGTCTGCACGCTGCGCAGCGATGCCCACGTACCGCCGACATAGGGCGTCGAGATGTCGAGAATGCGGCTGAACGTGGCGTTCGGCGCCGCCGCCCACGCCAGCGTAGACCCATCGATGGTGGCCCCCGAGATCGGGTCGCTCAGCGAGAAGTTCGAGGCGTCGATTTTGGTGAGGCTGAACACCCGGCCTTGGAGCAGCGGCGCCACCGAGCCGAGGCCGGCGAAGAAACCCTGATCCCCGGTAGCCCATGTGGTCGCGGCAGCCGTGGTCATCACGGCCGGATTCGCGGCCGACACCGTGGTGACACCGACGCTATCGTTCGTGGTGACGTGCGTGGTGCCTACAAAAAACCGCAGATGGCCATCCGTGAACTCCATCTGGTAGGGCTGAGCGGCCCGGAAGTCGAACCGGACCAGCCGACCGGGAGCAGCGCCGCGGGTGAAGTCGGCGTGCTGGGTGCCGGGTCGCCGCACCCACGTCCCGGCCTCCGTCGGCATACCGTTGAAGGAAACCGCCATGCATGTGCGGTAATCCTGGCGATCGTAGCGGCCTTGGCCGAACAGCGATATCTCGCCGCCGAGGAACGATGCCTGCAGGTAGGAGGCGTCGGCCATCTCAGTATCTGGCCTCGATGAAGTCGTCCATCGGCGGCTGTTCCGAGCCGGTTTCGATGGCGTTCGTGGTGCGCGCCTCGCCCATGAACTTTTCGTATTCCCTGGCGATGGTGGCGACCTTGGTGGTTGATTGCGTCAGCGGCTCGCAGACCTCCAGGGCGATGCGGCAGGCCAGGCCCTCGCAGAACATGGTGTTCATCAGCGTCACGTCGGTGACATCGCAGACGTAGCGCAGCATGATCGGCCCCACGTCCTGGGACACCAGGTAGGGCCGCTCGATCAGCCAGTCCTTGTAGGGAAGCCCGAATTCAGCCCCGAGATACGAGACGGCGCCCGCTTTGGGGTCCTGCGAGCACATCTTCAGGAATCCATTCGGGAGCCTGTAGATGTTCCTGGTCTGGCTCTGCGCCGACGGGCCGGCGCCAAGGGGATAGACGATATTCAATTCCGCCAGGGCCACACCGTACGGGAAAGATGACCCACCGATTTGCGTCCACTGCGGATTCCCCGCGCCCTGCGTAAAAATCGTCGTCCAAGGGCATAGCACTCCGGTGTTGGTCCAGAACCCCGTGGTCAACGTCGGATCGTGTCCGAGGTTCCCGTTGCCGATCGACGTATAGATCGTCCCGTCGGAGCCGCAAACACTTTGGCCGGCCGCATAGGTGGTGCCCGATGCCCACAGCGCCGGCGATGACGACGGATTGTTGCCGGTGTTGAGGTCAATCATGCTCATGTAATTGGTGCCGCCGGACAGGGCGGCCCAGAACGTCGAAGCGGCAGCGTTCGGATAGTTGCCGGTGTTGTTGTTGGCGATCGAAACGTATTCGGTGCCCTTGAACATCACAAAGGTGCCGATCGAGTAGGTCGTCGTCTGCGACCACTCGCCGACCGGGGTCGACAGCGGCGGGATCAGCGCCGAGGTCACCGGCACCGCGAGCGATTGCAGCACCAGCGCCGGTACCAGCGCCCATTGCGTCGTGCTGCTCGAAGGGATGTGGTTCAGGTTGGAGTTGACAAGGGAGGAATACCAGTTGCCGTCGGTATAGAGGACGGTCTGGCCCTGCGAATAGGTCGTCCCGCTCGACCACGCGGGATAGACCTGCACCACGTCGTTTTTGAAATAGGTCGTGCTGGTCGACCAGAAATTCGGGAGCGACGGATCCACGTTGTTCGCGCTGATCATCGAGAGGTAGACGTTATAGGTGCCGTCGCCCGGCGCCGTGTAGACGATTTCGCCGGCATAATAGGTCTGCGTCGAGTCGTAGGGATCCACCGACATCGGCCCGAAGTACGGTTCCCACATGGCGGTATTCTGCGGGTCGTTGCCGGTGTTGTTCGGGATCCTCGACTGCCAGATGTTGCCGCTGCCGTCCGTAACCAGCGAGCCGACGAAATAAGTGGCATTCGTGTTGAATAGCGTCGGCGCGAGCAGCATCGAGTTGGTATCGATCGCCCGCAGCATGCAGCGGCGAGTGGCGAACGACCACGTGTTCCGCTCCAATTCGGCGCGGCGCAGCTTGCCGTAGCAGAACGAGACCTGTTGCGCCCGCTTGCTCGGCTCCGCGAACCCGAGCGTCGTCGACATCATTTCCGAGCCGACGCGCTGAAGCGCCCGGTTGCCGATATCCGTCGGGGTCAGGAACTCAGTCATGCCGCTGCCGTACCGCCAACGCGCGCGGCGTCACAACGCATTACCCGAACTGGCCGAAATTCGCGAAGTTCAGGTGCGCGAAATAGCCAGAGGGAATGGTCATCTGCACGATCGGGTTGGGCGCGACGAATTGCGGATCCCACCACACGACCGGCGGATCAGTCGGCAATGTCTGCAACATGCGATCACCGATGATTATCCAGCTCACAAGCTGCGCGGGCGTGACGAACGTCGCGAACGGCTGCGGTGAGAACTGAGCGGACGCCTCTTTTGGAAGCACCTTCAGTGGCTGATCGACCACTGCCGTTGTCCAATAGGTGGTCCTCAAGGCGGGCGTGATGAACTGCACCACCAGCGATTCACGTGAAACAACGCGCGCTGGCGGATCCGGGAACAGCGGGAACCAGAAAGGAACCGGATTCTGGATGGTTTGCGGCTCGAACTGTACGGTGGATTCCTTGAGTGGCGCGCGCTGTGGCGTTTCGGCCACGGTGGCAAACCAGCCGAACAGGATAGGCGCGGCTGCGGCCGTGATGACCTGCGGATCGATCTGCACCGCAGATTCTTTGATGGCTTGGCGCGGTACATCCGGTTGCTGATAGTACCAGCCGAGGATTGAAGGGGTTGGCGTCGCTGTGGCATATGGTTGCGGATCAAGCAAAACCGATGGTTCGGTCGGCAGTTTGCGCGCCGGGACATCGGCGATCGCTGTCGCCCAATAAACCGGCGGGGGCGGCGCCGCAGCAGTCTGGGCAACTATGGAGTCTCGGGGAAGGACACGCATCGGCGGGTCGATGACAGGACCGCGCCATTGCGGATATTGAACGGCCGGGATCTGCGGACTGAATTGAGCAATGGACTCCTTCGGCAGGGGCCGCAGCATCGGGTCGCCGATCGCGGGTCCACGCCAGTGCGGCAGAGGCGTCTGGATCGTTTTCGGCGCGTAGATCGCGCTGGACTCCTTGGGAAGTATCCGCAAGGGTGGATCGATGACCGGCATGCGCCAATTCGGAAACTGTGGTTGTGCCGACTGCAGAGCTTGCGGGGCATAGATTGCAACCGAATCGCTTGGGAGACGAGACGCCGCGGGAAGTCCGGCAACAAAGAGCGATGTAGTAACCACCGCCGCAGGCACGTACGTAAGGACAATACCGCCTGCCGAACCGGAACCGGCACTCCCTATTCCGGACGCATGGCA